TGCCGGGGAAGTAGCCGCAAGGAGGCAAGATCATACCATGAACATAGGGCTTATCGACGTAGATAGCCACAATTTCCCGAATCTCGCGCTTATGAAGATTTCCGCATTCCACAAATCGCGCGGCGATCATGTCGAGTGGTGGTGGGGATTCGGTGACTACGACATTGTTTATATGTCAAAGGTGTTTGACGATACATATTCAAAAGACGTTGACGAACCCTTGAATGCAAGGAAAATCATAAAAGGCGGAACGGGATACGGGCTTAACGGCAATTTGCCGGAAGAAATCGAACACATTTACCCTGATTATTCCCTATACCCGGAATTGACGAAAGATACGGCATACGGATTTCTGACAAGAGGTTGCCCGCGACACTGTTCATTTTGCATCGTTGGCGACAAAGAGGGCTTACAGAGCAGAAAAGTCGCAGACTTGTCGGAATGGTGGCACGGACAGCGATATATAAAGCTGCTTGACCCGAATATAACAGCCTGCAAAGATCGGCTTGACCTTCTGCGGCAACTGGCAGATAGCGGCGCATGGGTCGATTTCACGCAAGGCGTTGACTGCCGGACACTGACAAAAGAAATCGTTCTGTCCCTGAACGCTGTGAAAACGAAAATGATTCATTTTGCGTGGGATTTCATGGAACAGTCCGACGCAGTAGTGAAAGGGCTTGAATTGTACGCGCAGCACGGCGCGATCACGGATGAACGAAAACGCCGGGTCTACGTGCTTACGAACTACAATACGACGCAGGCGGAAAATCTGCACAGGATTTACACGTTGCGGAATATGGGCTATGACCCATACGTTATGATCTACGACAAGCCCCATGCGCCGCGCGAAATACGGCTTTTGCAAAGATGGGTAAACAACAAGATCATTTT